TTTCAGCTCGTTCGGCAGCTCTTCGGCATCCTCTTTGAGTGTCATCGCCACCCGCAAGTGCACCACCGACCCAGCCTTGGGCGCCGGGTTGATGGTGAGCACCTGTAGGTCGTCGGTAAACGTCACGTTTGCGTCGTCGCGCAGTTCGCGCCTGGCCACACCCAGCGAGGCGGTGACCAGCGGCCACTCGATGCCGTTTACTGCCACGCGCTGAATGTCGAATATGCGTGCGGTAGATTCGTCGGGCTCAATGTCGATTGAGCCGTAAGCGTCAGACTGAACCGGGTCCAGGTTGCGCACCCAGCATTTGGTTGTCAGGCAGAACTCAATGGCAGCCTGGCGCGCATGGTGAATCAGCGTTGGCGCTGGCGCCCCCGGCACATACGGGCTGACGTAGGGGCCGAAGTCAAGCCAGTTCATGCGCTTTCGGCTTGCGCGAGGCTGTTGCTTTGGGCAAAGTGAATCTGCCGACGCAACTTGTCATCATCCATTTTCTCCATGGACGAACGCGGGATGCCGTAGCGGTGCCCCAACTCCCGCAAGGCCGACCCCTGCACCTTGAGCGCGTTTTCTCGCTCGTGGCGCGGGTAGTCCTGCAACCGGCGCTCGTCGGTCTCCGGCTCTTTCGCAAGGCGAGCGCCTCGGATGGCCATTACTTGCTGACGCAGGTCAAGGCAACCGTGATCAGCTTGCCCGCAGTGGGAGCTGCACCCAGAAACTTCAGGCCCACGCCGCGCGCTGACTCAGCGGGAGCGATGGCCATGAGGTTCTTGGTTGCCTGGGCCGAGGTGCCACCGTTGGCGATGGCCAGGGCCGCATAGACCTCGTTGCCCATCGTGCGCGCTTGATCAAGCTGACCGTACCGGCCCGACATCACGCCCACGTCAAGGGTGCAACCGGCGCCCACGGCATCTTGGTAGACGGCGGCATTGGTGACAAAGCAGCCATGCGGAATGGCTCCAATCTCAACAGTGTCGTTCACGACGGTGCCGGCCGGCACGGTGTATTGCATCAGCACAACCGTGGGCTGACAGCCCGTGATGGCGCCGCGAACGCTGCCAGCGGCAGCCTCAAAGGATTGGCGAAGGGGCATTTTGGTTTCTCCTGGTGAATGGGTTTTGACCGCCCCGGGCCCGAAGGCTTAGGGCGTGATCATCAGATGTCGCCGCCAGGGGCGCGGGTGAAGCCGGTGTCTATGGTCAGCATCGCGTGGGCCATGTCTTTGAAGTGAACGCGGGTGGCATCGAAGATGGCTTTCATGTGGATCACACGCTCGTGGCCACGGTCATCGGAGTCCTCTTCGAGCTCCACGCTCAGTCCGTCTTTCAAGCCCTTGCGGCCCTGGGCGAAAGCCACAGCGCCGGCGCCCAGCAAGAAAGAGCGAGCGGCAGTCACCGCGCCGCCTGCGCCGAAGCCTGGCAGGTAGGTGCCGCACGGGGTCTCGTCAACGATTATGTTGTCGTACATGCCGCCACCTTCGACAAACGGGCCGGCCTTGGCGCCCATGTTGCGCACCAGGGCGTTTTGCCATGACACCCAGCCGTTGTCACCAATGTCGCTGCGCAGATCCGACATCACCTCGGCGGGCAGGCAGGCCACATACATGCTTTTGCCGCCGACGTTGGCCTTCTCAATCTTGCTCGCGCCGTTGATACCGCCGTACATTTTTGACAGCTTGTTTTTGACCGCGCTGGTCAGCGTGGTGAGCTTCATAATGTTCGCATCGGTCAGCGCGTTGGCTGCCGTGTTGCCACTTGAGCCGATCAGGCGGTGCTTTTCGTCAATTGCAATAAGCGGCATTTCAATTTTCTTGAAGTTGCCGTCGGCGCCGCGCACGTTGGTGAAGCACAGGCCAACACCGACATCGCCGGCCACATGGCAGTGCAGAAACTGCTCCATGTACTCGGCGAGCCAGTCGGCCAGCACATCGCGTCCGATGGCGCCCAGCTTTTGGCCGGTGCGCTGCTCGTCCATGATTGAGCCGACGTTGACACCCTCTCGGATCAGACCAATTTTGATCTTGGTGTCGAACTGCGTAATGCGTTTTTCGGTGCCCTCTAGGCGCTCGGTACCCACACGCGGCGCTCCTTGCAGCTTGGCCGTGATCAGGGTGGTAATTTCGTCGCCCTCGCCTTTTTGCAGCTCAGAGCGCTTGATGATGACGGCTTTTGAGCCCTCAGCACCCATCATGCGGCTGAAATACTGCTTTGCAGCAGCCTCTTTGCCAATGAAGTGGGACCACGCTTTGCGGGCGCCGGGGTCGGTTGGGAGAACGGGAGTGCTAGCAGCAGGCATTTTTAACCTCCAAGGTATTGCCTTTTGCTCACTCCTGCGAGCCGAATGCGAAACCTGCGCAAATCAGGGAAAGCCAATTCTTACTATCGGCGGCGCGACCACATTGAGTCTCGCCACACGTCCAGCTTTGGCCTCATGTGTGATGGTGATAGATATTGGTTCGGAGTCAACACCATTTGCACCAACGATGGTGAAAACAAGTTTTCGGCCGGTACGAAGGTCCACCGTCATCTTTTTGTCACTGGTGTCTTGGGTCATTGGTGTCTTGGGTCATTGGTTCAGCCGCGCATCAGCTTGTTGTATTCCGCCTCTGGCATTGAGTCGAGAGCGTCTTGCAGGGCGTCGCCGTTCAGTTTGCTCACAGCTTGAGACACCGACTGAGCGCCCGACGTTGCCGCTGTGGGCAGGCCCGAGAGCGTAATCGGTGGCGTCGGTGGCGTGCGGTCAGGCGCGGGCTTGAGCGCAGCCTTGGCCGGCACGACGCCGCGCATAGCTGCCACCATCTTGTGACTCAGCTGGATCAGGTCGGCAAACGCCATACCGGTGTTGTCCGGGTCTGCACCGATCAGCTGCAATGCGGCATCGAACTGCTTGGCCGCCTTGGGGTCGCTGGCGTAGTCCACCTCGCCCTTGGTGCGAGCGATCAACGCCTGAATGTCTTTGGCTTGGCGGAACTGCTCATTTTGCGCGTTTGCCTCGATCAGCGTCTCGGAGCGGATGCGAAGCGCGGTCAGGTCTTCGAGCTGGTCGGAAATGCCCATTTCCAGCGCCGCATAGGCCTCGGCGTCGATCTCACCGTCCATGAGTTTGCTCATGGCATCAGCTTTGGCCTTCATAAGTCCGGCGCGCTGGGCCTTGTATTGCTCAGGCATGGCGGCCCGGAACGCGGCGGGCGCGTCTTGGGCTGACTTTTCCTGGGCCGGCTCGGTTTCAGTGGCATCTGCTGCCACGGGCTCAGGTGTTGCCTTTTCGGCGGTTGTGGCGGTTGGCGCCTCTGGCTCGGCTGCGGCCACAGCAGCTTCTACCTCTGTGGGCGCGGCGCGGTCAGCGTAGGGGTCAAGTCCTTGCGCCTCAAGGGCTGCAATTTCGGCGTCGAGTTCGTCGTCTAGGTCCATGGTGGCTTCCTTTTGGGTGTGGTTTGGTCAGCGGGCTTTTTGCGCCCGTTGTTCGTGCAACTGTTGCTTGATTGCGTAGCCCATAAACGGCCATACTTTCTCCACGGCGTTCTCGCGGGCGAACTTGCGGCCATCCTCGGCGTCGAAGTTCTCCGGGCTGGCGCAAGCTGACTCACCTGTGACGGTGAAACCGTTCTTCAGGACGAGGACGCAGAAGGTGAGAAGCGCAAGTTCTGCATGAGCGCCGGTTAATCGCGTCAATTCATCCTGGCTGTGAAACGCAGCCTGAACACCGTCTTTTGCAGTGAAGTAATACACGCCGGCAATGTTTGCCTCAACGTCAGCAGCGGTCACGCGAGGTGCGTTCAAACCCTTGGCTTGAATTTCTTGTTCGATGGTGTTGTTGGTCCTGCTCGTTAATGGAAGGTCCGTCAGCGTTATCGTTGGTCTCGGTGGTGGGAAGTTTTTGATGCGCTCACCCAGAATACTGGCGTACTCCTTCATAGCATCTGCTTGACTCTGGAGCCGGCCCTGCTCGTCAATGTGAAGTCCGTCGTAGACGGCGCCGCCTTTGACAAGGAAGTAGCACAGCTTTTCCAGGCGCTCTGTCAGCTCAGAAAGCTCGTCAATAACGCGCTGCTCATGGGGCGGGCGGGTGCTGGTGGTGTCGTTCATGGTGGGCCTTTCAAATCACGCCGTCAGGCGCTGGGGTCTCGATACCTTGCATGCCGCCATCGGCTTGAAGCGCATCGGGGATGGGTTGCTCCATGTCCATCGGTGGCATGGCCTGCTGCTCTTGCATGGCGGGCATGGCGGCGGGGTCGATCACGCCTGGTCCTTGCGCGCCAGCGTCTTGAAACCCAGCAGATCGCAACAGCTCGTCGGCAATCGGCGCGGCCTGCGGTGCCATAGAGAGCACCTGGGCGCCTTGGGCTGACATGTAGAGCGCCTCGATCCGCTTGGCCATCGCATCGGCTTCGAGCTTCTCGCCCTTCGCTTGCGATTCGCGGATAGTGGCTTGCAGTTGCGCCATCTGCGCTTCAAACTGAGCCTTTTGCACCTGGGCCTGCTGCTCCTTGGCGGCTTTTTCCTCGGGCGTGATCTCGGCGTCCTCGTCGCGCTGGCCTGTAACGGAGCGAATGCGCGCAAGAACCTTGTCCTTTTCGGGCAGGTTCGGGTTCATGGCAAAAACCACATCCAGCAGGGCGATGACGACATCGGGGGCTGACCCTGCCAGTTGAGCCAGCACAGCAAGTAGCGAGTCGTGGGCGGCGCTGGCATGGCTTTGCTTCCAGGCCTGCTCGCCAATGAGGAATTCCGACTCCTCGCTGCCCACATCGTTCTCAAACCGCTGGCCGTTCCAGACGTTGAGCTTGCGAAACTTGCGGTTTGCGCCGCTGCCGGCCACGGGGATAGACCGCTCGGCCGTCATGTACTGCTCGCAAAGGGATAGCGTCAGCACGCCCTCGATGTTCCGGGCGCGCAGCAGGTTGTCAAATATCTCGGTCGTCAGCAGCGATCCCTGGTCGGCCCTCAGTGTGCGCGACTTGCCGCTTTCGTTGCCCGTGGACTCTTGATTCTCCGGCGTCACCCCGCTCATGCGGTAGATGCTGTCCATGTCCAACTTGGCGAGCTCCATCAACTGCCGCACATCGCCGGCGTGCTTGGTCTCTTGGACCCGGTTGCCCGAGAGCGCGCCGTCTGCGAACACCGCAATGCCGTTGGGGTCGCGCATTTCGCGTTCAATCTGTTCCAGCGACATCGCTGCGTTGTCCACCGCCGACTTTTCCATGCGCAGCTGGCTGGCGTGTGAGAGGAAGTGGCTGCGCATGATGCGGCTGTTCAAGCTGTCTTGAATGTCGATAAGGTCGCGTATTGGGCAGTAAGGCAGGCCTGTTTCCAGACTGCGGTAGCACCAGATCGGGACAAACGGAAAGCGCCCGTGGTTGTACGGTGACTTTGATCTCGCCAGAATCACCTCGCTGGTCATGATCGTGCAATAAATCTCCCAAGAAACAGGGTCCGTGAGCCCACCTACATGCCTGTCCTCACGCCTGGCCGGCTCGCGCGTCCAGGCTTCCAGCAGCATCACGCGGTCGCGGGTAGAAAACAGGTCGGTGCCTGTGAATGCGGCGGCGCTGCCCTCGCTTGATGCAATGGCGTCGCCCATGATCATGTTCGATGCGCCAGACCACATGCCCATCAACCGCTCGCCCGTGCCGCGCTGGGCCACTCTTTCAAGTTCCTGTTTTTGGGACGGAAACAGGGCAATTGCAACATCCAGATCAATAACTTTGGATCTGAAAAGGAAGCGTGCGTCATCGCCGTCCCTGTTGATTGCCCGGCTGTCATGCACGATGTTGCGCCAGTCCTCGGCCATTGACACTACCTTGGGCCCCTGCTTGTCCTGGCGCGTAGCAACCTCCAGCCACCCCAGGCCGGTGGTGAACGACTGATCGCTCGCCAGGCTGCGCTCAAAGCCGGTTTGGTTCGCGTAGTCCAGGTACTTCATCAGCTCTTGCTTGGCCTGTGCGCCCTCGCGCGCCTCGCTGGAGTCTGTTCGCGGGGCCACGGTGAAATCAATACGCCCCCGGCGCTCGGTGCCCTTCAACCAATCGATCACACCCTTGATCGAGTTGTAGGACACGGCCGACTGCCCGCGTGCGGCCAGCTTCGCCCGCTGCTCGTCAGTGAACTGCTCATTTTCATAATATCGCACCCACTTTACCCGGTCGCGCCGGTTGGATTCCTGGCGTAGCAGCTCCTCCAGGTACATCTCCTTCAGCTTCAAATGCCGTTCGTGCGGCGTCTTGACCGACCTCATACCAACACCTCGGTCGTGCTGCTGCCGCGCGTGGCCGTCACCTCAAAATTCGACTGAGCGCCGCCCACCAGGCGCTTGCGAATGCCCGGCGGCGCCGATGGCATACGCACAAGGTCAATCATCGCGTTCAGCAGCGCATCCACATAGTGCCGAACAGCAGTTCGGTCGTCGCTCAAGTAGCCCAAGAGCGTTATTGACTGAGTTGCATCCCAGATCAATTCTCGCGTGGGCCGACCGGTCGGCAAGCCGTCGCGGTCGAATTCGAGCATGGCTGGTCGGTCTTGCTCGCGGTAGCAGCGTGGATGCCAGTTGCCGGCGGTCATATCGTCCGAGCGGATGAGGCTCCCTTCGCGCGGGCGGCCAATCACCACCACGCGCTGCGCTTTGCGGCTTTCGGGCAGCACGGCCCATTCGAGGGACACCAGGTAGCCGCCTACGCGGTGCGTGCGCCATGCGTCAGGTCCGGCCCATTCAACCAGTCGGCGCCCCTGCGCGTCCGTTGTGCGTGTTTCTCTCATCGCCATGACTCCCGTGTTCTGTTTGCAAATTCGTTGATGTGCGCCACCTCGTTTTTCATCAACGGCGCGGCCATACCCAGATACCGGAAGGCATCGGCAAAGTGGCTGTATTCGTCGTGCAGCGGGCCTGTTGGCTCGCTCGTGCGCAGGTTGACGCTGCGCCGGTAGCGCTTCAAGCACTCACGTAGCCGCGCGGTCTTGCGCTCATCGAAGTAGCACCTCGGGAACACCATGCGCGCCTGCTTGATGCCCTCCTCCACCTCTATCGCTGGGAGTGGGTCGGCCACGTTGCGCCCCAGGTTGCGCAGCGTCTGGATTGAGCTGATTCCGGTTTGCGGGTTTTTGGCGGCGCCATCGTGCGGCAGGTAGTCGGTGCCCCAGCGGTACGGGCGCTTGTCCAGCTCGCTCACATACCAGGCATAGGTGCGGTTGCTGTCCTCAATGGCGTCGATCAGGTTCAGTGAAGTGGGTGTGCGCTGGACCATGATGATCGTCATGGCGTCGTTCCAACCCAGATCCCAAACGGTATGGACCGGCATGATTGGGTCGTAGGGCACATTGCAGACCCGTCCATCGGTGAACATCGCATCAATCTCATGGCGGTAGATCGCACCAGCCGCAACCCGCTTGGGCTTGCCCTCCCAAATGTTGGCGTAGTCGTCGGCCAGCATGGTGCGCTGGGCCTTCTGGCGCTCGGCCTCCAGCACAGGCGGGAACCAAGGGTTGTCTGCATAGTTAATCTCACACACCCAGGTGTCAGGCGATGGCGAGGCAATGAACCGGATGTATGTGTCGTCCGTGTCCATGTCCGGGTTCAGCGTTACCCAGATTTCCGAGCCGGCTTTGCGGATGGTGGGAATAAGCGTGTCCCAGCTCTTTGCGCTGACCCCGTGGCCCTCTTCGACCCACACGCGGTCAACCCCTTCAAAAGACTTGATGGTGTCAACCGTGTGGCTTTGCAGGCCAGCGAACAGGAACAGCGTGCCGTTCTTGCCCCGAATCTCGGTGTCTAGCACCTCATAGAACGCGGTCAGGCCCATCAGGATGATCTGGTCCTTGAGCAGCCGGTGAACAGAGTCCTTCATTGACTTCTGGATCTCGCGCGCACACAGGATGCGCAGCTGACTGGCAGTGCCCTGCACCAGCAGCGCGCGAGCCACCGCCCACGATTTGCCCCCGCCTCGTCCACCCGTCATCACCTTGTAGCGCCACGGGTCGAAAAGCGGCTCCAGCTTTTCAGGAAAGTCATGCTCCACGCTTGACCCCCACGAAACGGATGGTGTGGCAGTGCTGGATCGGGTTGTTGGCGTCACCGCCGTGTACCACCTTGTCGCTGGCCAGTCCAAGCACCTTGGCTTTGCCCATCGTGGCTGCGACCATGGCGCCGACCTGTGGGCGCTCGCCTTTGGCGGCCATGACACGGGCTTCTTCGAGTTCTAGCAGAATGTCTTTGACCGTCAGCAGGTGGAGCTCGGTGGCTTTTTCTCGAAGCGCTTTGACCCTTAACCTAACCTTGACGTCCGCCATGAGTTTGGATGCCAGGGCTTGAACTGAAGGCGGTTTGCACTTGCTGGCATCAAACGCGGCGCGGTACGCATCGGCTTGCGTCATGCCGCTTGCAACACCTTGGGCGAACTTCTCGCGCTTGGGCGTCAAGCCCTTGCTGTTCTTACCCGGTGCCGCACTCCTGCGCGGTGGTGTTGCCATGCTGCGATCCAATAGCTACGTGCCCACTTGGGGCGATGCGCTATTGCACCTTGCTGTGCTTCGGAGTCAAGGGCGCAAGAAAAAACCCGCACTAGGCGGGCTTTGCGTTTACCACCTGTCTTTTCAAATTTCAGATGGTGGGTCTAGCCGCTCGATGCGCCGGCGCTCCAAGTCGTCGGCTGCTTCGCTCAGTGGGCCGTGGTCGTCAGGGTGGGCCCATCGCCGGAACATCTTCATGCCGGCGGCGAGCTGGCGGGCCTTGCGCTGGGCTTGGCGCTGGGCGGGGTTTTGGGCGGTCATGCGGCCCTCTGAGTCTTAATCATGTTGGACAACTCAGTCACATCCCCTTGCGTATCCACGAAGTCGCTTGCAGCCTCGATGGCTCCCTTGTAGTCGCCTGGGTAGTTTTTCAGCCACATCTTGTAATTCTCGAATGCGTTTTGCGCGTTGGTTTTCATGGTGTTCTCCTGGGTGGTTGGTGTGAGGGTCCAGTGTATCGTATCGTGAGCACTCACGCAAGCATTATTTGCATTGATGCAAAAAAAAACCCGCTGGGTGCGGGTCTTGGCTACTGTCCTGCGTCAGGCGCTTAAAGAATCAACGCCGCTCGCTACTACCCCGTCAGCGACCACCATTGAGGGGGCCCAACCACCTTTCGCCACTCGCAGCCAGCCTTCGTAGCTGGCGCCGTCTCGGCCAAAGGCGCTGGCGTTGGTGTCGGCCAGCCATCGAGCCAATTCCTCCGGCGCGGCAAACGCGGGACTGATCGGTGTGCCCTCGCTGGTGTCCTCGTACATCATCAAGTGCGTACGCTGCTCAGCAGGCCAGTCCGGCATGTAATCGTCGCGGTGCGGGCGCTGACCGCCCCACTGCTCATAGCTCAACGCGCGGCCCTCCTGGGCGTCGCAATAATCTGGACGAACGCCGGCTTTCCAGTTCGCGCATTCTTCGTCCCACCGGTCTACCGCTGGCTGGTAGCGCTCGCCGGGTTCAATCGGCTTGTAGCGCTCTTCTGGCCCGCGTAAGCCAGTGCAAACGTGTTTCGGGTGTTGCCAGTCGGCCGGCACTCGTCTTACTTCTCTGCCCATTTTCAATCTCCTGTTAGTTGTCCTGCGATCTGCGCCAGGGCCATCGCCTTGCGCGCCCGCGTCACCGCGTTGTGGACGCCTTGCGGGCTCAGTCCGGTGCGCCTGCCGGCCTGGGCTTGCGTGATGCCGTCCACCAGCACCAGGCGGACTACTTCCTGCGCTGGCCCGGCGCGCATCTGGGTGAGCTGGGCCAGAGCGGTGAATTGGTCGGCGGTCATTCAGTGCCCCCAAGCCAAGTGAGCGCCATACTCACTTTGGCGGGCACGTCGCGCAGCAGGCGGACACTGGTAGTGGTGCATCCTCCGGTGCGGCTTGGCTTGTCAGCGCGCCAGTAAGTCCCGGAAAGCCGAAGGCCAAAGCCCACGCTGCGCGGCCACCTCCAGGCCTCGCCTACTTTCACGCCGTCCACGCGCACCGCGTAGAGGCGGTTTTGCTGGCGCGCGAGGGTAATCTGGTCGGCGGTCATCGCTCAATACTTTTCAACAGCAGCAGCACGGATGCTCTTGCTCATTGCGCCGATGCCTTGGCAGTCCACACCGTCAATGTATGTCCTCGGCTTGAGCTTCCAGCCTAAGCCGATGTCGGCCAACCAGCCGTTGATCTGGTCTTCAGTGTTGATCGTCCTTGGGTCGAGTCCGCTGTTCAGGTACGCCAGCACCGTGCGGGCGATTCTCTGAGATTGGACGATGGTGATCTGACGGGGTGCGTTCATGCTGATCTCCTGAGTACCAGAGTCCGCTGGGTCGGTGGTGCGAAAACGCATCCAAAAGCCCACCACGCGGATGGGCTTATGGGGCGCTCTTAGCGATCGACCCCTTGGAGTCCCAATATCCAACTCGGGCTCCGGCACCCGAGCACTCCCAGGGACCAGGTATCCCCTGTCCGAGATAGGGGGTCTGTCACTTTATCTACCAAACACGCCTCAATAGCGTCCCATTCCTGGACCTCTTGGCCCTCTCGAAGAGGGCCACCCTCCCCTTCAATGTGGTTTACATCGGCAGCGACCCTTTTCAGGGTGGCCAGGAACAGGCGGACGAGGGTTTTTTGTGCGTTTGTCATGCTGGCTTCTCCGGTGGCCCAGTTACCGCTGGGTCGGTGGTGCGGATCGCACTCCAAGGCCCTCGATTGAGGGCTGTGGGGTGAGGTCAGTCTTCCGAGAACTCGTCGCAACCGGCATCGACCTTGCCGCGAATCCGGTCGCTGATTTTCAGCAGGGCCATTGCATATCCAGCATCGTCGTAGGGGTTGTAATCGACCGCATCTGCCTCTGCCGCCTGCGCGTCGGTGATCCTGACCGCGAAGTCCTTGCAACTGTTTGCCGTCTTCGGCTCGGTGGCGATCAACCAGCCGCCAGTGGCACCCGTATTCTTGTAGAACACGGCGCGGCTGCCGGCGATGTGCGGGTAGACCTTGGCGCACACGCTACGCACCTTTCCAGCATCGAAAGCTGCGTTGAACTCTTGCAATGCGGTGATGGTTTTTGCCATGCTGTCTCTCCTGCCCAAGAATCCGCTGGGTCGGTCGGCTGCTTTGTTGCTGCCGATGCCCAGAGTATACACGTTGTGGCGTGTAGTGCAACTACCGTTCGTCGGCCCGACCGTCTTCCTTGTTGAGTTTGTCGGCTATCGACTGCCCTGCCGCTTGAGCGCGGTCGAGAAAATGCTGCGCAGCCTTTATGCCCTCAGTGGCCAGCGCCTTCGTTTCGTATGCGGCAATCAGGCTGTCGTTCAGGGCGATCAAGTGCTGTCCAAGCAATTCGTTCAGATACAGAATCTTTTTCACGTCGTCCGTTGTCTTTGCGTTTTTTGCGGCCTCGCTGCTCCGGTCCAACATAATGCACGCCGAAGAAACAATCCCGAGAGCGGTCGTTAGACTCGCAAAAGGGATGCCGCGAACCTTCACCAGCGTATCCAAAATGTCTCCAGCGTCCAGGAGTTGCGCCCACTCTTTTGAAAAATCGGTCATTGCACCACCCAGAGTTTGCGCCCCTGCACCGCACCGTCGCTGCGCACCGCGCCCAGCGTCACCAGTCGGTCGATGTGCCTGCGGGCCTTGGTCTTGCTGCTGCGGCACGCGGCTACGACTTGGGGGTGGGTCTCGATCTGCCGGTCTGTCGCCGGGCCGGTCTGCTCGATCACGGCGCGGATTGTCTCAATAGGGCCCTGTAGCGTCATGAGGCACCTCGCGTCAGAAAATTCGGGTCGCAGCGGTCCTTAGCCATCATCTCGACGCTCTTTATCTGCGTGCAGTCCGCGCAGAAGTTGAATGCGCGGTTGAAGCTCGGTGTGCCGTCTTCGGAAATGAGGATCACGCGCGGCTCCTTGCGCGAGTTCTGCGCCGATGCTGCGCTTTCTAAAAACACCCGCCATGAGTGCGCATTCAGGAAGCACGGCGGGGGCGGTGGCGCCAGGTCGGCCACAGCGTCAGAGAGATTTGTGTGGGTTTTCATGCTGTTCCTTTTCCGTTGCTCAAAATCTTGTGCAAGTCAATCTCTGCGTACACATCGCCCCTTCACTTGCGCGCCCCCAGCCCAGACCAGGGCGACGCCGCATATTCCCGCTGCGCCGTGCCGGCCCTCACCTTCCCGGCGTACTTCTCAGAAATTTTCAAGGCCCTGGATAGCGCGGCCGGCGTCTCGATGCTAGAGCGAATGCGATCCACCCCCGCCTGGGTCATCTTTGCATCGGGCCTGGCGCGGTGTGCCCGCTGAATGCTAGCGCTACGCACCGGCCCGCTCATTTTACCCAGCGCGCCCATTTCGTGAGCGAACGCGGCGCGGGAAATGGCTTCGATGTGACCCAGGCTGATGCAGCCTTTTGTTTCACACGTCATGCGAACAATTCGGCCATCCAGCGGCCCGACCAACTCGGTAAACAGCGTGCGGCGAACCAGCTGGGTGCGGCCGCCAATTCGGTACGCGGGGTGCCCGTTGCAGCTACACCCCTGCCAGACCAAGCACCCGGCGTCGTCAGCGCCACGGGCAAGGAGTCGCTCGACCAGTTTTTCATCGCTCAATTTGTGTCTCCGATTCGTTCAAGGTTTGCGGGCTGTCTCAGTTACCCCAGACTTTTCAGCAGCGCTTGAAGCTGGCGCATCTTTGCGGTTTCCTGCTCGTCTTTCTCGGCTTGCTCAGCCAGATCTAATGCCGCCGACTCCATATCGTCGGCCAGCTCTCGCAGGCGCGCAGACAATCGAGTTAGTCTGTCAATGGGATTCTTTTTGTCTATTGCGACCGGCTTTGAGGTTATAACAGGCTTTTGCATTGCGGCTTCTTTCTTTTCAATAAATTGCTCTACAGCATAGTTGATAATTTCATTTGAAGTATCTTCGCGTTGCCTCACCTTTACACGCTGAAAAACCCCAGGCTCTGATTCAGAAACCAAACCAATATCTTTTAAGTTGTTCAGGCACCCAAGCACGTTTGTTAGCTGTGGCGCACCCGTTCCGTTGCGCTTCATTTCATTTACCACTGCTGTGGCAGGCCACGCCTCGGCTATTGGTGTTGCATCAAATACTTTTTTCAATGCGCTGTTGAGCGAGTTGACCTTGATCTCGTAGCGTTTAGAGTTCACCTCGGTGCCTTTCAGTTGTGATATTTTCATCTTAATTTTTTGGTGGCAGTCTTTACAGTAGCTTTGCAGTCCATCGCGCTTCCATTTGTCCACGTAAAACTCAAACCAAGACTTTTGGCATTTGCATTTCCTGCACTGTTTTGAGATCGGTGTTTCAGTCAATTTGAGCCTCGTTAATTACTGGCAGGCCAGCGGGGCATGCGCCCATTGCTATGATGTGGCGGCGGGTTTCTGCGCCCCAGGTCTGCTCCATTGGCGAACTCGGCAGATTTTGCGATGACGAAATCGACGGCGGCGTTTGGGTCTTTCACGGCGCAATCCCCACGCTCAACATTCCCCCGTAGCCCTTCACCAGCCGTGCAGCAGCCTCCCAGCTCCAGCACACAGCCACCAGCCAGCCCTCTCGCTGCAATGCGTCAATGCGCGTGCGCTGCTCTTTTGTCGGGCTGCCGTCGCCATACTTAAACTCGATGGCCAGGCCGATAAACCCACCGCGCGCCACCGGCCACATAACATCGGGTACGCCCGGCTTGACGCCCCCGGCCTTGAGTTTTGCAGCCACCGCTGGGTGTCGCTGGCCGCCGTTTGGCACCGCGAACATCAGCTCGATGCCGGGAAAGCGCTGGTACTGAGCCCAATCGAAAAAAGCCGCTTGGTGTGCGTGTTCGCTCATATCAATCCCCACAGAAGCACGAAATGGCTTCCTCTTTTGGGTCGAACATGTCCGACTGGTCGCTGGCAAACTTCGCCATCGCTGAATAGCTCGGACGGTCAGACCGGAACACGGCCCCGCTTGGCTTGCTTGCCAGTTCCAGTGCCTCCATCTTTACCCACCAGACTGCTCGTTCCGGCTTTTCTGCAATTAGGCTCAACACTTGCGAGCCGCCCTTTAAAAAACAAAGGTCGCAATTGCCGTGCATCGTAACCCCGTTATTGTTTGGCAAGTTCAGGTCAAACGGCTGCGCCCGCCAGAATGCGCCAATATCCTCTTTTGTCACGCCATCGGCCCACAGCGGAATACGCGACTTGTCGGCTATCTTTGCGGCGCGGCGCTGCTCGTCGGCTCGCATTCCGATCCACGACATATTTTCCGCCTCTGTCTTTGTTTCGGCCATCCCCAAAGAAAGCAGGTAGCGCCCGATTGGGCGTATTTTTAAATCAATGGTGCAGAACCGAGTAACCGGGTTCGGCAGGTAGTTGCGCTTGCGAATCAACGCCTCAAACGGCTCCCCGTTGCGGCTGGCTGTATCAAAGTTGACTACCGTAAATCGATCTTCCGTGTCGCGGAATTCAAGCCACGTGATCGGAACCTGCCAAGCCTCCGCGCAATCACGTACAAACTTCAGCGTTGCCTCGTCCTCTTTGCCGGTGTTCGCAAAGCACACGACGGCTTCTTCTGGTAGCTTTCCTCCATTGCTTTGCAAAACCCGCCAAAGCATGTAAGCGCTGGTCCTTCCGCCTGAAAAGCTGATGCAGGTCTGGCCGTCAATCTTGAATGGGTCGCTCATACCGCCACCAGTCCATCAAACCAACGCGCACGCCGCGCGCCGGGCGTTGCTGATACCCAGGCGCCAGCCGCACGGTAAATGCGAACAGCGGGCCATTCGACAATCAGCATGATCTTGAGCGCGTGCATCACCTCGGCTGCACTCAGCTGCGTTTCGTCTTGCTCGGGGGCTCGGATGCCGGCGTTGCGTCCTGGCCACTCGGTTCGAGCGGCACCTCCAACCCAGCCACCAGGCGCCGTATCTCCAGCTCGCTGTGTCCCATGGCCAGCCAGTCCGCTAGCGCTTTGGTGCGCATCCTGCTGCGTTCGTCTATCGGCAGTTCCAGCGTCATCCCGATGCGCCGGATGTACCTTGCCCCGCACCACAAACAGGTGGGGCAGTGCCACGGGTAGCCCGGCCCGATGCTGGCTCGGTGGCAGTCTGCGCAGGCCATTCATGCAGCCTCCTTTTGTTGGGTTGCGTGAATTGCTTCGACGGCATCAATGCGAGCGCCGATCCAGGCCGCCACTGGCACCGCCCAAGAATTGCCCAGCGCCTTGTAACGCGGGCCGTCCGGGCAATCGGCGGCGGTTTTCTTGCGCCAAGGGATTTGAGTAAAGTTGTCGGGGAAGCCTTGCAAGCGCTCGCACTCGGTTGGGGTGAGGCGGCGCACCTGGGTGGCGGTCAGCAGCGCGGGTGGCGGGCTGTTGGCGTCCAGGCAGGCGGTGCGTTCTTCAAACAACTTGCCGGCGTTGTTGCTGGTGGTGTTGTGCAGCTTGGTGGTGTAGGCCACTGCGGTGGGGTTGACGGCGCACATTGATGGCGCAAGATCTTCGGTTGCAGCGCATTGCGTGGCGCTCATGCGCCCTGGGAAAGCAATCGCAAGCTGCCCACCACCGTTGGCGTGACTGGTGTTGTGACCCATCGCCCGAAGCGTGGGAGCCAAATCAAGGCTGGCATCTGCGCCAAAGTCTTTGCTGCTGAAAGCAGCGATGTTCGGCCCAAGCGCCGTGTCGCTGTTGTCAACCTGTTTGCCGTAATTGCTTGTGATCGTCTGCGCCAGGTCACGGCAGTGCAACACTGGCATCATTGGCGCAAGAATTGCGCCATTGCCATCGCCATCGCTTGATGCGCCCTTGTAGTCGCGGGCTTTGATTGCAGGCGATATGACGGCGTGGGGCACCGGGATCATGTAGCCCGCCGCCGCGTGGTCTGTGCCTGTGGTCACGCACTGAGCGATAACGGGGTCTTGTCCTCGGGTTTCTCCTGTTTGTGCGACGCCCCGGCCACTTGCAACAAGGCTTGGTGCAACGTCGGCGGAAGCTCCTTTCCCCGCTTTTCTGCTCGGCGCAGGATGCCCCGACAGGCTGTGGCGCTCAAAAAGAACTGCGGCGGCACTGCGCCAGTCTCCAAAACATCCGACAACGAACACACGTCGGCGGCGCTGGGCCACTCCGTGGAACTGAGCGTCGCAAATTCGGTAGGCGAACCCATACCCGAGTTGGCCCAGCATCCCGAGGAAGGAGCCAAAGTCCCGTCCTCCGTTACTGGACAAAACGCCGGGGACGTTCTCCCAAACCAGCCATTTGGGCCGGTACTTTGCAGCAATGGCACCAAAGGTAAGCATGAGGTTGCCACGCGGGTCATCCAGTCCCTTTCGCAGTCCGGCGACTGAAAATGATTGGCAGGGGGTTCCTCCGCAAAGAAGGTCAATTGCATAGTCGGGCCAGTCCTTGAATTTGGTCATGTCACCCAGGTTGGGCACGGTGGGGTAGTGATGCGCTAGAACAGCGCAGGGGAACGGCTCGATTTCGCTGAATGCCACCGGGCTCCAGCCCAGCGGCTTCCAAGCGGCAGAGGCGGCTTCGATGCCGCTGCACACGCTTAGGAATCTCATGCTGCCCGCCTTGTTCGGATGTCGTCCGCTGCTTGCGCCATACCCAGCACGGTCGGCGTGATCTTTGCCCCGGCTGCGTGGCGGGCCAGAATCACGGGCGCCCAGTCCATAGCGCCCGTGGTGGTCTGCACCTTCGCGCCAGTGACGTGGCCGAGCTTCGCCAGCTCTTCGCGCATCCGGGCAGGGTTTGCTTCGGGCATCGGCAGGGCAGGAACATCAAGCGCTGGCGCTGATCGGCAAAGGTTTCGGAACTGCACCGCGTTCGGCGCGCGGTCTGGCAAATTGTCCAGCGCCCAGGCAATGGATTCAAGCCGTCTAGCGTACTGCCCCAGCTCGCGCGCCCATGCGTCTTTTGCGTCTTGCATCGGCAGGTCTTGCCACTGCTTTGTCCACTGCGTGCCGTACACCTCAAGCAGCCTGTTGAAAAGGTGGTCGCAGGCCTTCATTGAGAGATTCATGGATTCCCTTTGGTGGCGTAATATTTATGTAAATGACTTTGATATTTCGATTGAATTTAGTAAGCAATCTACAGTTGAATAATGGTGCTCCATACCCCCATACAGAGGTACTATCCATATTTCAAACTTTCCTAATTGATTTATATATACCAACCCATACGATTCTTCTCCGTAGTTGTGTGTAAATATTAGTCTTTTTTCAATAGCTTTCGCTATTGTTTCCTGTCTGTTGGCAATCTTCGCCAGCACTGCGGATTCGATTGCGCGAGACACCGCAAACACCATAACTTCATCCTGCTGACGAAGGCTTTGATTAGCAGCGACGGCATACGCATCCGCTATTTCTTTGTCTGTCAATTTCACGATGCAATCCTTTGGTTGGGGGTGATGTCGAACACGTCTGCGCTGTCGGTGGGCCAAGGCCTGCCCGTCATTTCCGTGTAGCGCTTGTGGCGAGCCAGCTCGTCTCGCTCGGCAAAGCTTAGGGCTTGGCGGTTTGAAGTCATGGCGGCGTTCTTTTCGTTGGGTTGCAGCCAGTCGGCTTCAAGTCCTTGGCTGCCACGGCGGCACCAGACTTTCAGAAACACCTCGATCTGCATCCCAGCCTTGGCGGCTTCTTCGCGGGCGCCGTCCAGCGTGGTCTGCGTCACCGGGGCGCGCTTGGCCTTGCGAAGGGTTAGCCAGTCGGTCCAGGTCTGTTGGTCAACATCGTCAGGCTTGGCCATGGCGGGGGTGCTGCGCTTGCGCGGCGCTCTCCCTTCTTCTACTGGTGTTGGTGTTGGTGTTGGTGTTGGTGTTGGTGTTGGTGTTGGTGTTGGTGTTGGTAGTTGAACGTCCGTTGATGATTCACCCAACGACCGTTCAACGTCCATTGACTTTTGTTCAGCGTCCG